TCAGGTGCTAACCATTCTTCTGTAGAATTTGAATTAGGAGAACCTCCTGCAGCTAAAGCTGATGAAGATGTGCCTGATCCTCTTAAACTATCTCTTGATGAAGATAAATCTGCAACTTCAGTCCAGCTTGAACCATTCCATGTTTCTGTAGTTGCACCACCTGGAACACCACCAAATATTATTCCATCTGTATTATCAGTAGCTGCACCACCTCCTTGTGCTCTACCTGTATTTATTTCAGAAACTTCTGTCCAACTTGTGCCATTCCAAGATTCTGCTTGTGTTTGAGGACTTACACTACCGCCTCCCATAATAGCAGAAGTAGATGACCCTCCACCTTGTAAATTTTCTCTAGCAGTATTTAAGTCATTAACTTCTGTCCAACTAGAACCATTCCAAACTTCGTTATTTGCAACAACATTACTTCCATTATGTCCGCCAATACATAAAGCTGCCGTTTGAGTACCAGCACCATTTGCTGCCCGTCTTGCTGTATTTAATTCTGCAACCTCTGTCCAATTAGTTCCATCCCAACTTTCAACTCTACCATTATAGTCTGTTGGGTGACCTCCATATCCTAATGTAGCACTTGAAGTTCCTTGTTGTGACCCTGATATTCTAGTTCTTGCTTGATTTAAATTATTTACTTCCGTCCATGATGTACCATCATATGCTTGTGTATTAGCAGTTGGAGGAGTACCACCACCAAAATAAATTGAATTAGCTTGAGTTGTTCCAGACATCCAACCATTTTGCACACCACTAGCCATATTACCACCACTAGACCAAGTACCTGCTGATGCTCCACCGGGTGCTACATATTTAAAAGCATTACTTGTAGAGTTATAATATATTTGTCCAACTGAACTTAAAGTAGTAAGGTCAGATGACAGTTTTTGAACTGTTAAACCTTTAACTCCTTTATAGGTAGTCATTATTTATTTTTCAGCAACCAACCCTGTGTTCCATCTGTATAAACCAAAGTATTTGCTGCTCTTTCTACCGAGACCGTTAAACTATCTGTTGACCCATAAATTTTTTCAGAACCATTTGGGTCAATCGTAAGTGCATTAGTATCAAAAGTTCCTGCGTAATCAATAAAAGATACTTCGTCTCCTAAAGTTCCAGCAGGTAAATCCATTTCTATTGCACCACCTGTAGTATTAATAAAATACCCTTTTCCAGCTACTGCTGTAAATGTAGAAGTTTGAACTGCCTGCCAATCTGTTCCTCCAACATTATCTACAAAAGATAATACTCCACTACCATTGGTAGTCATAACTTGATTTGCTGAACCATCTGCATTTGGAAATTTAATACCATCAAAAACTAATTTACCTGAACCTTTAGGTGTTAATTTTAAATCTATATTTGTATCTCCACCAGTTGCGGATATTTCAGGTGCATTACTTGTTGCAGCATTTGTAATATCTAATTGATTTACTGCATCAGCAGTTGTTTGAAATACAATTTGTTCATTACTATTTTCGTCTAATATGCCATGTGCATCATCTATTATAATATTTTGTGAATTAGTGTCTAAATTTCCACCTAATTGGGGAGAGGTATCATTGACTATATCAAATGTTACTGTTGAATCTGTAAAATCAACTGTGTTTGCTGTAGTATTAATTGTTGCTAAAGGAATATCAGCACCACCATCATAAAATTTAAGAACGTGTGCTGTTACACCTCCTGATGTGTCTAACCAAATTGTTCCAGCAACAGCACCACTTGGTCTTGATGAACCTGAATTTGATGTGTTTATAGCTTCAAGAACATTGTTTATATCTGTTCTAACTGTGGGAAATGATGCGTTTGCTATGTTATAATCGTGTTGTGCCATATTTGGTTTATACTCCTTTTAAAACCCTTTTGCAATAAAATCAAATGTTCGAGATACTGCTGTACCACTTGAATTTTTAAATGTTACTTCAAATCCGTTAACAGTTTTTGTCTCTACTAAAAAGAAGTCTCCTGTTGCCATTCCTTGACCTGTAATACCTACGGCATAATTATCAGATTTATAAGGATTTGTAAATGTAACAGTTTTAGTACCAGCACCTGAAATTATATCATTTCCACTAAATATTCTATCTTCCATATCTATTGCTATTGAAACTTCTTGAACAACAGGAGTTGAAGCTAAATCAGTAGAAGTTAAAACAACTCTAAATTTAAAGAATCTTGCAGTATAATTTCCTATTACAAAATTTTGAAAATCAGTAAATGTAGAGTTATCATCACTTGTTGCAATCTCTATATGTGCATTAGAATTAGCTGGTGTGTCTCCGTCAAAGTTAGAATTTTGTGAATCAAATAACCCTAATCTATTGTCAAATAAATCGTCAGGGTCATCAGAAGTTTGTTTCAAAGTTGCTGTTAATCTAACAGTATGTTTAGCACCTATATCAACAACATTTGCAAATAAATAATTTCCACTAGATTTAAAATCTGCATTAGCAACACCTGAATCAAAAAATCTAGTTGTTTCTGCATCAAAGTTTCCACTAGCTGAATCAAATAATTCTGAAGAATCTAATCTTAAAGTATCATCTACTATTGCTGTATCTGTTAATGTTCCTGCAAATGTAGGGTGTTCAGATACAGAAGTTATTGCGTTAAAGTTTTGTATTCCAGTAACATTAGAAACAATAGCTGTTGCGTTAGAACTAAAGTTACCTAATTTATCTACTGCTTTAATCAAGTAAGTTCCAACTCTTGCTGGTACATTTATAGAGGTTGCTGGTCTTGATACTTTTTCTACTAAAGATACAGAATTTGCCCAATCTCCAGTTCCATCTGTTAATGTTGAATATCTAATTTGGTAAAAAGCTAAATCTAAATCAGGTACTTGTGTCCAACCTAAATGTGCTTCTTGTCCTAAAATATTACAAGCAAAATCAGTAACATCTTGTGGTGGTTCAATAGCACCTATAATAGTTCTTTGTGCTGTTACATAAGTTGATGAAACTCCAAAACTATTTACAGCTTTTACTCTTACATCATAAATTTTTTGATCTATTACATTTAAAACTCTATGATTTAAACCTGAACCTTGTGCATAAATAATAAAATCTGAATCTGTACTTAGTTTATATTCCACTTGGTAATAATCAACAAAGCTATCAGGGGAAGCACCTATTGCTACATTTAATGCAACGATTACTGTTCCGTCATTATATTCAATTAATTCATCATCTAAAGTAACACTTGCTGGTGGTTGAATAACATAAGGATTAGGAAGTGTTGTACTTGGTGTAGAAGTTACTTGTGCTTTTGTTGCCCAAGTATAATGTGAGTCTTGGTGTTCTACTAAATTTAAACCAACAGAAAAATCTTCATTAAAGGACATACTTAAAACTCTAAAAGGTTTTGCACTAAATCCTAAACTACTATGTGTAATATTAACTATATCTCCTATTGCTAAATCATAAGAATTAAAAGCTACATTTATTGATAATCCTAAAGCTTCTCTTGATCTCCTTAATATAATTTCTGCCATTTCTTCTGCTTGGTATTTAGAAGTAATAGTTTTAAAATCAAATCTTCCCTCTAATAAAAAACCACCATCAGCAGTTTTCATTGTTGCGTGTCTATCTGCACTTGATAATCCTGAATCATCAATAGGTGGAAATTGCGTTTCGTCTATTTGATAGTTTCTATCAGGATTTACAAATGAACATATAACTCTATTGTATTTACTATTTTTATCAGGACTCGATAAATTATAACCACCTATAATATCATCTTCAGTTAAAGTAATACTTGCTGAACCTGTTGTTTCTATAATTAATTGATATTTCCCAGCAGTATAAGGCAAATAACCTCTACAACCTTTTAATAATTCTCTTACATTATCAATAATTGATGAAGAAGTATCAATTGCTGTATTGGTATCAAATATATTAATATCTGAAGCACCTGAATAGGGTGTAACTTGTGTAACTGCAACTTGTGAAGCATCATAAAAACTTTGTAAATCTATTTCACTTGTTGCTAATCCTTTTCCATATCTTGTGTTTCTTAAATAATCTAATAAACAAAATGCTGGATTTGTTGAATAACTAGCAGTTTGTTCAGATAAATTAGATGCTAAAGTTACAACCTTTTTACCTTGTATCCTTGCTTGTATTTTAGGAAGTCCAGCAAATGCATCAGAGTTCCATTTTAATCTTATTGCTAAATAACATAAG